ATGGCAATACGTATAACAAAAGATAAACTTGAAAGTATTGACATTACAGACACGTTTCAAGGTGAAGTAAGCGGTTATACTTCAGGGGGAGCAGACCCCGGCAACGTTAATACAATTGATAAATTTTCTTTTTCCGCTGATGCTAATGCAACTGACGTAGGAGATCTCACGCAAGCTCGCCGAGGCCCCGGCGGCCAATCAAGTACCATATCTGGTTATACTTCTGGTGGTTATACACCGTCTCGCGTAAACACTATTGATAAATTTCCATTCGCAGCAGACGCAAATGCCACTGACGTCGGTGATCTTACACAAGCAAGAGATAGAGTGGTAGGTCAATCAAGTACCATATCAGGTTACTCTTCAGGGGGAACAAACCCCGCCGCTGTTAATACAATTGACAAATTTCCATTTGCATCTAATGCAAACGCCACTGACGTAGGCGATTTAACTCAAGCTAGGTCTAGAGCAGCAGGACAGTCAAGCGACGTATCAGGTTATACATCTGGAGATGGCGCAGCGCCGCTATATAACGTAATTGATAAATTTCCCTTTGCTTCAAATGCAAATGCTACTGACGTAGGAGATCTCACACAAGGAAGATTTAATGGTATTGCAGGCCAATCAAGTACCATATCAGGTTACGCTTCAGGGGGAGGAAACCCCACCAACGTTAATACAATTGATAAATTTTCTTTTTCCGCTGATGCAAATGCCACTGACGTCGGTGATTTAACTCAAGCAAGAAGTTTTGTAGCAGGTCAATCAAGTACATCATCAGGTTATGCGTCTGGAGGAGGAACCTCAAACGTAATAGACAAGTTTCCATTTGCATCTAATGCAAACGCAACAGACGTCGGAGATCTTACACAAGCAAGAACTGGATCGGCAAGGAAGAGTACTCCGCATTATAAATAAATGTACTGAAACACTTTTATTATGAGGTTAAATTATGAAAAGAATTTTGATTACCGGTGGTGCTGGGTTTATCGCACATCATCTTGTCAATAAGGTGCTGAAAGAGACTGATTGGGAGGTCGTGACTCTCGATAGATTGGACTACAGCGGAAACCTTAACCGCCTCCACGACTCACTACAGGAGTTCGACGCAGAGACTCGTAAGAGAGTAAAGGTAGTCTTTCACGACCTAAAGGCGGACATGAATCCGCTCGTTCGAGCCGAAGTAGGGCGCGTGGACTACATTGCCCATCTTGCTGCTGGATCTCACGTGGATCGTTCGATAGATTATCCTATGGAATTTGTCCTTGACAATGTTGTAGGAACCTGCAATATTCTCGAATTCGCAAGGTCACAGAAGGATCATCTTGCTCGCTTTATCTACTTTAGTACGGATGAGGTCTTTGGACCAGCACCCGATGGTATTAAGTATAAAGAGAACGATCGTTACAACTCAACGAATCCTTACAGTGCGTCAAAAGCCGGTGGTGAAGAACTCGCTGTAGCCTACGAGAACACATACGGTCTTCCTATCTATATCACACATACGATGAACGTGTTTGGCCAGAGACAGCATCCTGAGAAGTACATTCCCATGTGTATTAAGAGAGCGAGGGATGGAGAAAGGATCACCATTCACAGCGATAGAACAAAGACGATCGCCGGATCTCGTCACTATATACACGCAGAGGACGTAGCAGACGCAGTTCTATTCCTACTCAATAACGAGTTTGATCTAAAGAGCGAGTGGGGTGGAGCTAAGTGCCCAAAGTTCAATATCGTTGGAGCAGAAGAGATCGACAACTACGAGCTCGCAAAGATCATCGCTGATGCGCAGGGTAAGGAATTGGTCTACGAGTTTGTTGATTTTCACTCGAGCCGACCAGGACACGATCTTCGTTATGCGTTGGATGGAAATAAGATGAAGGAACTTGGTTGGGAACCATCAAAGTCCGTTCGTGAAAGAATTGCAGAAGTTGTAAACTGGACTCTCGAGAACGATAGATGGCTCGTGTCTTAACGCATTAAAATATTACCGACTCTATATGAAAGTTGAGGACTTATTTTTTTTATAAATAAGGTAAACAACAGTTAGAGCTCGGTTAGTATGCCTACGCAAGCAAACTTATATGTAGATCATGGAACAGATTTTGGAATAAATCTAGAATTAACTGCTGAAGTTAATCAAGGTGATGTGTTTGTTATAAACGACAAATCTTTCTTCTGCAATATCAGAAAGCATTATTCTACGAGTATCGTGGCAAATGCTGAGATAACGATACTCGAATCTGCAACGAACTCTATAGAATTCTTTTTATCCGGCGAGTCGACTAGCAACCTGGATACTGGAAATTATGTTTATGATGTTATGATGGTAAGTCCATCGGGTGCAAGTACAAAAATTCTTGAAGGTCTATTAAAGATAGTTCCAACGGTAACAGAAACATGATCACGAACAGAGAAGACATAAAGATTTTTGTAAACCAAAAGACAGGTATTGTTACTAGGTCTATATTTGATCTCGCGGACGTGAATTTAATAGGCATAGCAAACAATGAAGTATTAGTTTACGATGGTGCTTCAGGAAAAATAGTTCCTTCGGATATATCCACAATTCTGTCTGTCGGTTTAGAACAAGTTGATGGCGGTGTATTTTAATTTATAAATATCAGAGTATTTAAAAACTTCGAGGTATAAGAACAGTGGCTACAATAAAGCACAAAAGATCTAGTGAACCAGGTAGAGTTCCTACGCTAAATCAACTCGAGTTTGGTGAACTTGCGATCAATACCTATGACGGTAATATCTACACCAAGATAGAGCGCGAAGGTGTAGCTGAAATAGTAAAGTACACCTCGACAAATCCAGTCGAAAACGTGTACTATGTTCAAAAGAACGGAAGCGACGCGAATAATGTAACTGGTACGACTTGGGATGACGCATTTCTTACGGTAGAAAGAGCTATTGAAGCTGCTAACGAAAGAGACGGAGCTTTAACTCTCATTGACGTTGGTCCAGGCGAGTACATAACTCAAGGTCATATCGACGTTCCTGATAACTGCTTACTACGCACCGTTCACAGGGCTGCTATTTTTAAGCCAGCATCAGGATACGAAGAAAGAAACGTTCTCAGATTAGGATCTGGTTGTTTCATTGAAGGATTCGTCTTTGAAGGTTGGAGACTCAACAGCCTCGACAACCCAACTGAAGGATTTGCAGTATCATTTAGACCAGGTGCGGTCATTCGTAGAGCTCCATACGTCCATAAGTGCGTGGTTAGAACCACACCTTTCTGGGATACTGTAGCACCACCGTTGGATAGAGATAACGCTAACCCGCTCGTTGGAAGAGGAGCTGGAGTTATCCTAGCTGACGGTTCGGTTTGTTCTCAGTACAGCATATATCCAAACATCATGGCATGGGGTGCAACACCAGTTTCTCACAACGGTATTGGATACTGTGCTAAAAATGGCGCGCTAATTAACGCGGTAAACGCGATTAGTCTCTGGGCTCATAAACATTTTCTCGCTCTTGCTGGCGGACAGATCATTCTGTCTGCGTGCTCCACGCAGTTTGGTGATTATACGATGGTCGCAAGCGGAACTAGAAATATTGTAGTTCCAACTGAAGTAGCTGATGGAACTCTATCGATACAGACCGCTGCGTATCAAGCTATCGACGCTTCGGCTAATACTATCATTGATGCGATGTGGACAGATCTACAGTCAAACGGGTACACTACTGGGTGGAACGCAGAAGATGAAGTATTTACAAGAAGAGACGCGAGAAACGTTCTTCAATCTGTAGAGTGGGTTCTACAAACAGCAAACGAAAAGCCTATGCTCGACTTTGCTAAAGGATTATTTACAACAACTGGAACGAAAGCATATTCTATCGATAAAGAACCAGCATTCATACGTTCGTTTCAGTTCATGAGAGATGCAATCATCGCACTTCCTAATGTGAATTCTACTGCGGATGGTATTGTTTCAGCATTGTTCGCAGCATTAATTAATACGATTCAAAATACCGTTACAATCGCAGAACCTTCTACGATTACTGCGATAGGTCATACGTGGTCTGCTCTTATGTCCGGTGTTGCTTTGACTAAGATACCACCAGCAAGAAACGCAACTACGATAGAAGAAAGCATATTAGAATTAAATAACGGTCAAGTTATTGCATCGGGGCAAGACGACCAGGGTTCAGCATTGTTCGTTGGAGGAATGAGAATCGACGCAGACACTGGAGAGCTATCGGGCCCGCCATTCGATCAAGCAGTAAATAGAATTGCCACAAGAGCAGCAATCGCAAGGAGTTTTTAAATAATGGCACGCATTACATGTAGAACACCGTCTACAGGAAAACCATTAAGAATTATTCAGAGTAACGTATCAAATACGTATATAACGATAGCCGAAGCACCCGACTTTTCAGTTCCAGACGCTTCGAGTAAGTTTCCTGACCGCGACCCAACGAATGCAACACGAGCAATACGCCCAGGAGAAATATTTTTCTTAACGCCAATGGCCGCAAAAAATAAAGACACCGAGGACAGATGGATCGAAACCATTCTTGTCACCGAGGATGACGAAACAATAGAAGTTGCAACGGTTACGGTTCCAGCTGGTGATACCGCTCTTATTCCACTACAAGGTAGAAGCCTACTTAAAAGGACGGCAAACAACTCATCTGGTGATACACTGCAGATAAGAGCAGAGATCTCAGGCGTATTCGATATATGGATATCTGCAGAAGAAAAACTATCAAACGAACACGTTGGGGTTGAATAAAAATGGTAAAATTAGTATCCGATTATACCGTATCTAATAGGATAGTAAAAACTCCTTCTACTGAAGTGTCTCCTGAAAGATATAGGTACGTTAATTTAGCTGAAACGGAGCCGGATCTTGGTGTTCCTCAGGCAAACGGATATATTCTTACATCGAATACTATTGGAACCAGAGCTTGGATAGACGGTTCTACAATATTTGGGCAACAGGGTATTCAGGGTATACAGGGTATTCAAGGAAGCTTTGGTCAGCAAGGTATACAAGGTCTTCAGGGTACAAAGGGAGATCCATTTAAGGTTCTTGGATCCGTTCCTGACGTAAATGTGAATCCACCAAACAATCCTCAGACTACATTAAGCGCGGCCTTTCCAAGTCCATCTCTTGCAGATGGTGTTATTGATGAGGCGACATTTGATCTTTGGGTTTGGAATGGTACATCTTGGATAAACACAGGAGATATCGTTGGACCTCAGGGTATTCAAGGTATTCAGGGTCGTCAAGGTATCACCGGATCTCAAGGTGTACAAGGTATTCAGGGATCTCAGGGTGATCAGGGTATTCAAGGTACTACTGGTGACCAAGGTATTCAAGGTACTGGAGGACTCGGTACACAGGGTGTTCAGGGTATCACTGGATCTCAAGGTGTTCAGGGTATTACCGGCGAACAAGGTATACAAGGCACTCAAGGTGCTCAGGGCACTACTGGTGAACAAGGTATACAAGGTATTAGTGGTACTGGGAACCAAGGGCCACAGGGCACTCAAGGCACTACTGGTGAACAGGGTATACAAGGTGTTCAGGGCGTCCAGGGTATTCAGGGTACTTCAAGCCAGGGTATCCAGGGTATCGCTGGATCTCAAGGCGTTCAAGGTATCCAAGGTATAGACGGTACACTAGGATCTCAAGGCGAGCAGGGTATCCAGGGTATTCAGGGTATCACTGGTTCGCAAGGTATACAAGGTATTCAGGGTACTGCTATTCAGGGCATTCAAGGTATCCAGGGTATCACTGGATCTCAAGGCGTTCAAGGTATCCAAGGTATAGACGGTACACTAGGATCTCAAGGCGAGCAGGGTATCCAGGGTATCACCGGATCTCAAGGTGTACAAGGTATCCAAGGTATAGACGGTACACTAGGATCTCAAGGTGTTCAAGGTATCCAAGGTATAGACGGTACACTAGGATCTCAAGGCGTTCAAGGTATTCAGGGTATTCAGGGTACTTCAATCCAGGGTATCCAGGGTATCGCTGGATCTCAAGGCGTTCAAGGTATCCAAGGTATAGACGGTACACTAGGATCTCAAGGCGAGCAGGGTATCCAGGGTATCACTGGATCTCAAGGCGTTCAAGGCATTCAAGGTATCCAGGGTATCACTGGATCTCAAGGTGTTCAAGGTATTCAAGGAACCCAAGGTATCCAAGGTATTCAAGGTATTCAGGGTCGTCAAGGTATCACCGGATCTCAAGGCGTTCAAGGTATTCAAGGTATTCAAGGGCCGGCGTCTGCTTCTGCTTCAGCAACAGATCTTCAAGCAACAAATAATACTTCTACGAACGCAAGCTTCTACCCAGTCTTCGTTGCAAACGTTGGATCTGTTCAAACAGTCAATGCTCTCAACGCGACAAACTTTAACTCTCTATCAGACATTACTTATAAAGAAAATATCGAAAAGATACCAAACAGTATAGAGATGCTAAATGCAATACAGACATATTCGTTCAACTGGAAAGATAATAAGAACAAGAGCTACGGGGTAATCGCGCAAGAGTTAGAAAAGGTTATGCCAGAACTCGTAGAAAAAAACGCTAACGGCGATAAGACAGTTTCTTATATGCCTTTGATCGCAATCGTTATTGAAGCAATAAAGAAGTTAGATGATAAGATCGAAGGTAAAATATAATGGCGCTTAACTTTTCAACATCTCAGAGTTTAGATCTAATACACCACCAAGATGGCACGTCCTATGAGTGGACCGGTTCAAAGTGGCGTAGAATCGATACTTTTGAAACGCGATATACAGACAAGCTCTGAGAGACGTTACAACTCAAGATGGATTTTCTTACACTGTTACTTGGCCTACGAAACCTTAACACTGTTCTAAACGTATAAATAATATTAAGAAAGATGATGATAATTTGAAGTGAGGTGAAACTATATAATGTCTTTTTTTGAAAACACCAAGAACGGAACAGAAGTAGAAAATATATACAATTACGAAAACGATCGTAGTTTTGCAAAAACAGTACTAGAGGATGGTGGAGACATACATCCTCTTATAATTCCATCAAATCTTACGAATGGTACAGGGTTGATGAATCCGTCTATATTGAATATAGACGGCAAACTCATTGTCAACATTCGTCACGTGAACTATACGTTCTATCACTCAGAGAGAAAACTATTTCAGCACCCTTGGGGTCCTCTTACTTATCTGCATCCTGAAAACGATATGCATTTAAGAACTGAAAACTATTACTGCGAACTAAACGATTCCTTTGAGATCTCTCGGTTTAATAAGATAGACACAAGTAAGTTTGACACATACTCACCTATGTGGGACTTCGTTGGTCTTGAGGATGCTCGTCTAATGCATTGGAATGGTAAGATCTTTACTTCTGGAGTTCGTAGAGATACGACGACGAACGGCCAGGGTAGAATGGAACTCTGTGAGATAGAAGTTCGTAACGACTCAGTAGTAGAAGTAGCGCGCTGGAGAATTCATCCACCGAAGGATAGAAATTCTTATTGCGAAAAGAACTGGATGCCGGTTCTAGATCAACCTTACACATACGTAAAGTGGTGTAACCCAGTTGAGATCGTAAAGGTTGACGAAACGCCGTTGGACGATAAAGTATTCGAACCTTTCGGAGATAACTATCTCGCGCTTACTCACGAGGTCGATCTATTTAAGAGCGAAGTTGGTAGAAAGGATGGGGTGTATCGTCATAGATTCGTTCTGTTCGATAAAGATTGGAACGTGCTAAAATCTTCAAAAGACTTTTCATTAATGAATGGACATACGGAATTTGCATGCGGTATGTGCCACTATAAAGATAAGATACTTATTACATTTGGATTTCAGGACAATGCTGCGTACATACTCGAAGTAAATCCTAAATCTATTGAAGACCTATTACTGTGAGAGGACGCATACATTATGAACAGAACTGAAATTATTCAAACTCTCATCGATAAGATAGATGCGAAGAGCTATCTTGAAATTGGAATTTCCGCTGGAGACAACTGGAAAAAGATACGCTGCGATCGCAAGTTGAGCGTAGATCCAGAACCTCTATCAAAGGCAGATCGCGTTCTTACTTCAGACGAGTTCTTTGAAAAGAACGAAGAAACGTTTGACGTCATATTCATAGACGGCCTTCATCACGCGGATCAAGTACACAGAGACATAAAGAACTCGCTAGATGTGTTAAACGATGGCGGTTACATCGTATGTCACGATTTAAATCCACAGAAGAAGGAACATCAGGTCATACCGTTTACTGGCGGTACTTGGAACGGAGACTGTTGGAGATCCTTCGTAAGCTTGCGTCGAGATCGAGAAGATCTAGAGATGTTTACTATTGACACCGACCACGGATGTGGCGTTATACGTAAGGGTACTCAAGAAACGTTGGATATACATCCTAGCACCGACGTAACATATGAAGACTTTGATAAGAATCGTAAAGAATGGTTAAACCTAATTAGCCCAGGTCAATTTAGAAAGATGTTTGGTATGAAAGATCTCAAGTCTATGATTAAGACATACATCATGGATCCTAGCAATCCCGAGAATAACTGGGACCTTGCTCTACACTACGATGGTCTAGGACAGACAGCATCAGCAGTTTCATTTTATATTCGCACAGCCGAAAGAACGAAAGACGATCTGCTAAAGTACGAGTGTTTAATTCGTGCGGCAATGTGTTTTGAGAAGCAAGGAACGCGTAGGTTTACCGTGAAGGGTATCATACAGCACGCGATTGCAACGAAGCCGCATCGCCCAGAAGGGTACTACCTCCTGAGCCGTTTACACGAAAACGATCCTGGAGATGGAAAGTGGTTCGATTCGTTTACGATGGCCTCTATCGGCTATTCATTTGCCGATGGCGAACTCGAACCTCTTAGAACTGAGATAGACTATCCTGGAAAATACGCGCTTCTTTTCCAAAAAGCTCATTCTGCATGGTGGTGTGGCCTCGGCGAAGATTCAAGAAGTATTCTAATGGATCTATATCAAAACTATGATCTAAATGAATACTATCGCAATGCAGTATACCAAAATCTCCTAAGACTCGGTGCGTTTTCTTCTAAGAGTCTTACTCTATACAAGAAAGAGAAACATAAAGATCTTGCAGTTCAATTCGATGGTTCTGAAAAAATTAGCCAAAATTATTCCGAGGCGTATCAGGATATGTTCGTTCTTACTCTGTTAAAAGGTAAGAGAAACGGATCGTATGTTGAGGTTGGATCTGGCCACCCAACTTATGGAAACAACACGTACCTCTTGGAAAAAGACTTTGGCTGGAACGGTGTATCGCTAGATATTAGTGAGGAGTTCGTAGCGGCGCATAATCAAGAAAGAAAGCATACTTGTGTACTTAAGGACGCAACGACTGTTAACTACGACAAGTTTTTAAACGGTCTTGGATTTGGTAAGGACATAGACTACCTTCAGATAGATTGCGATCCTCCTGAGATAAGCTTTAAGGTTCTTCTTTCGATACCATTCGACTCAAGAAGATTTGGTGTCATTACGTTTGAACACGATCACTACGCGGATCCAACCGGTGGATATAGAGAGAAGGCTAGAAAATACTTAGAGTCATACGGCTACGTTTTGTTCGCGAGTAATATTTCTCCAGATGAAGATAGACCATATGAAGATTGGTTCGTTCACCCAGATATGATAAATATTAATGAATTTAGTATTCTAATGGATCAAACTGATTCTACGAAAAAAGCTGAAGATTATATAATGGGTAAGATCAAGAATGGTGAAGCAGCTTAATAACTTTCCTACTGTATACTACCTTTCTCTAAAGGATTCAACAGGTAGACAGCGCGACATTGAGTCTCAGCTCTGTGCGCGCGGCGTAAACTTTCGTATGATAGAAGGATACGACGGCAGAAGAGTTGATATTCGCGATCAGCTAAACATATCTGGGCCGCACATAGGATCGAACCAAATTACGTCTGAAGTTCTTTCCGTTGCAGTATCTCACATAAATATGATACGCCAATGGTATAAAGACACAGACGAAGAGATTGGATTCTTTTGTGAGGACGATATCAATTTTTCTCTCGTTGATTATTGGAATTTTAACTTTCAAGATTTTATCTCAGAACTACCATCGGATTGGAAAGTAATTCAGCTATCTCTCATAAAAGAAACTCCTGTGAATTGGAGTGACATGAGAATGCGAAGAAAGAGATGGAACGATTGGTCGTGCTGTGCTTATATCGTTAATAGAAAGTATGCAAAGCAGATAGTAGAAGATTACTATGATGAAGAAAAGAATGAATTCACACTAGACATTAAGGGTACCGTTCATCACCCATTACCAGAAAACGTTGTGTATCCCTCAAATTATAAACAGTGTTATGTGTTTCCTTTCTTTACAGAAAACAGAGACCACGTTTCAACTCTTATGAGAGAAACGAATAAAGAAACGATAGATAACATTCAGAATCAAAGCAGTAATTTCATAACAAATTGGTGGAAAGAAAATGGCCACAAAGTTAACATAAAGGAGTTAGTAAGTATGATAGATAAAATACCAGTGATTGGAGCTCCAGTAGTAAATAGCACGTACTGGATATCCAGACTTATTATGAGTGTTGATTATCCAGTCGAGAACTTCGTCATTATTAATAACAATGGGCGCGGAGAGTTGGACGAAGAACTGGATCGTCTTGCAAAAATGAATCACAAGTTCATTGATAACATCAAGGTAGTTCATATGCCAGCAAACATTGGTTGCGCCGGTGCATGGAACCTTATCATTAAGTGTTACATGTTAGCACCGTACTGGATTATCGCGAACGACGATGTTGCATTTGGTCCTGGCCTCTTAAAAGAGATGGCAGATAATATAAACTCAGATCCAATGCTTGGTATGATTCATCCAAACGCTGGTGACTTTGGAATCGGCGCGTGGGACTTATTCCTCATTCGCGAAAACGTAGTAAAGATCTTTGGTCTGTTTGACGAAAACACGTATCCAGCATACTGCGAAGATGCAGACTATATCATGAGAATGCATCATAGACCAATTCGCAAGATCATTGGTCTAGAGTCTAAGTATATGCATGGCCACGGTGATAGTACGATGTATTATGAAACCGGCAGTCAGACAGAGAAAAATGAAGCTGGTTTGAAAGTAAAATTGGATCATGCAAACAACCTAAATATAGAGTATCTTAGCAAAAAGTGGGGAGCTGGCTGGAGAAAAATTTCTCCGAATAAGGATCCCTTTGCAGGACAAGAAACACCAATTTCAATCACAACATATGATCTCGAATTCGTGAGACAGAAACACCTGGGGTTTTGATATGAAGAACTGGATTGTAAATGAAGAAGAACACGTAGAACAAACCTACGTTCAGGATAAGATTGACGAAGGAAGAATTAGAATAAATCCTTCCTTACAAAAAAACAAGAGAGCATTCGTAATTGATAATTTCTATGAGGATCCATATGCAGTGCGAGAATTCGCATTACAGCAAGAATTCTTTGACGATCCTGGATACATAGGAAGAAGAACGCGAACTCAGCATCTCTTTCCTGGCCTAAAAGAAACTTTCGAAAGCATAATCGGAGAAAAGATAAGCGAGTGGGAAACCTACGGAATGAACGGAAGGTTTCAGCACAATTGGGCCGGAGAAAAATTAGTCTATCACTGCGATCAACAGAGATGGGCAGGCATGATTTATCTGTCTCCTGATGCACCACCTGAAACTGGAACAACGATGTATCGTCACAAAGAGACTAAAATACATCACAACACTCAGATTGATTGGAATTCCGGTCAAGGTATGAAGGTATTCAATCAAAAGACATTCCTTGATAGAACTCCATACGAACCGGTTGATGTGTTTGGAAATATATTCAATAGACTCGTGATTTTTGACGGCGGCTGTATTCACGCAGCATCTGAATACTTTGGTAGCGACATTAACGATTGCAGACTGTGGCAAATGTTCTTCTTTGACGGAGAAAAATCAAACATTCATCTTGGGAGTTAAAATGAAAATAGTTTTGGTTACTGGTGGTTTTGATCCAATTCATTCTGGTCATATCGCATACTTTAAGGAAGCAAAGAAACTTGGAGATATGTTAGTCGTTGGAGTAAACAGCAACGAGTGGCTTACTCGTAAAAAAGGACAACCCTTTATGGATGTCAACGAGAGAGTAGAGATAGTGAAGAACTTATCCATGGTGGACTCAGTGATCGTGTTTGATGATAGTGATGGAGGGGCATCTCAGGCGATCTATCACTGCCTTAACGCGTATCCAGACTCGGAAGTTATTTTCGCGAATGGTGGCGATAGAACAAACGATAATATCCCTGAGATGTCAATCCAAAACGAAAGACTATCCTTTGTGTTCGGCGTTGGTGGTACTCATAAGATGAACTCAAGCAGTAAGATTCTTACAGAGTGGAAGACACCAAAGACTGAGAGAAAATGGGGATACTATCGTATCCTCCATTCCGATGGACCTTCTACCAAAGTAAAGGAACTCGTAGTCGAACCAGGAAAGTCTCTTAGTCTACAAAGACACGAACTTCGTAGTGAGTACTGGATCGTAAGCTATGGTGTAGCAACTGTCAATCATGGAGACAGTATAGAAAACATTCAAACTTCAGTACTTGAAAAACACGAGGAGATTGATATTCCAGTCGGTACTTGGCATCAACTTGTAAATTACACGAGTGATGAGCTACGTATCGTAGAAGTACAATACGGTAAGAACTGCATTGAAGAGGATATTGAAAGAATCTAGATTCCACCACTGCAAGAATATTAATTCTTATTATATCAGCGCTACAAGAAATGTCAACAAAAAAATGATAGTTGCATGTTTTTATAAATAGAAATAAAAATAAAGGGTTTTCTTATGGCGTTACCAACTACAAGAGAAGAGTTCAAAGATTATGTTCTTCGCAAGATAGGAGCCCCGGTTATCCAGATCAACGTCTCGGAAGAACAAGTGGATGACCGTATCGATGAAGCTATATCTTTTTGGCGAGACTATCACTATGATGGGAGCCAGATGGTATATCTCAAGCACGCTCTAACTCAAGAAGAGATTGATGATGGGTACATAGAAGTACCAGACAGCCTTCTAGGTATCACTCGTATTTTTGATCTGAGTTCATCTATCTCTACCGGAACTGGTTTCTTTAACGTCCAGTATCAGTTCGTTCTCAACAACCTAGAGGACATTACTGGTTATAACATTCAACACTATTACATGGCACTGTCACATCTTCAGTTTCTACAAGAGATCCTTGTAGGTCGACCTCTTATAAGATACAATCGTCATATAAACCGTCTCTATCTTGATGTTACGAAATCAATTCTAAATCCTGGATCATACATTATCATCGAGGGATACGATATCATAGATGGTGAAACATACTCGGACGTGTGGCAGGATCGTTTTCTTCAGAACTATGCATCCGCTCTCATTCGTGAGCAGTGGGGTATGAATCTTACGAAGTTTACAAATATGCAACTCGTTGGCGGGGTTCAATTCAATGGAGAACAGATCCTCTCTGAAGCTAAGAACGATCGTAAAGAGATGGAAGACACCGCAAAGACGTCTCTTCAACCGCTCGTATATAACTGGATTGGATAAATGTTTATAGAAAACAAATATACTAGATGGTATTATTCTATAATCAATAATAGGATGAATAACCCGCACGATAAAGGGTCTTACACTGAAAGGCATCACATAATACCAAAATCGTTTGGCGGTCCTAATAAAAATGAAAACTTAGTAAGACTCAGCGCAAGAGAACATTTCTTAGTGCACTGGTTATTAACAAAAATGTGCAAATCTTTAGATCATAAAATAAAAATGAATCACGCTCTGCTAAGATTAATGAGCGCTTCAGAGTCGTTAGAATTGTACAAATGGTCTAAATGGCAATATGAAATCGCAAAAAACAAAAAAACAGTAGCACTTAAAGAAGCAAGAATGAATGGTAAAGATCCGAGATTGGGCAAAAAGCATTCTTTAGAAGCAAAAGAAAAAATGAGAAAGGCAAAACTTGGAGTTAAAAGGGATCCTTCCAAAATAAGCTATCTAAAAGAAAGAAGACACACAGAAGAAACAAAACAAAAAATAAGTGCATCTTTATATGGAAGATTTTTTTCTGAAGAATCTAGAAAAAAATCTAGTGAAACACAAAAGGGAAAATCGCAAAATAAAACTGTATTAGTTTGTGATAAGTGTGGCCATGAAAATTATGCAACACAAATAAAAAGATATCACAATGATAATTGCAGATTGGCAGGATGATTGATGGCGACAAATGTCTTCTTTAACAACTATGACTATATAAACGAACAGCGACTGATTGACGATCTCGTCATTGAGTCCATTCAGATGTATGGTCTAGACACCTTTTATCTCACGCGTAGTTTACAAGCGGTGGATAACATACTCAACGAGGATGATCTTTCGATCTTTAATACAGCGTATGAGATGGAAGTATATGTTAAGAGCGTGGATGGATTTCAAGGAGAGGGCGACTTTCTTAGCAGATTCGGTCTTCAGATTCGTGATCAAGCTGTCTTTACAGTGGCTATTCGAACCTTTGAGAGAAACGTTACAAATATAAATCCAAGTATCTTAAGACCAAAAGAAGGCGATCTTATTTACTTTCCTTTAAACAACAAGTTCTTTAAGATAATGCACGTTGAACACGAGAGTGTTTTCTATCAAAGTGGTGCATTACAAGTATTCGATCTTAAGACAGAACTATTTGAATACTCGAATGAAAGATTCAATACAGGAGTAATTGATATTGATACTTTCTTTGACGCATATAAAACTTCTAACGTAACATCTCTTACAACTCTTAAGGCTAGGGATCCTATTGCTAAGAACATAGACTTTGAAGATGAAAAGACCGACATTATAGACTTCACAGAGATAGATCCGTTTAGCGAGACTATCACGAACCCAACGGATTAATCATGGCATTTGTAAATCATTTTTATAACGCTAGCACTAGAAAATATGTTGCTCTCTTTGGCATGCTGTTTAATAAGATAAGAATTACACGCAACGCTAACAATGGAACTCAAGTTCAAAGTATCATTGTTCCAATAGCATACGGACCGTTTCAGAAATTCTTAGCTAGAATTACACAAGACCCAAACTTAAGTAATCCGTCAGCAATCACTCTTCCAAGAATGTCTTTTGAAATGACAAACATGGTATACGATGGCACCAGAAAATTTTTGTCAAAACAAAAGGTTGTTAAGAATACAGATGAATCTAACGATCAAAGATTTTATGCTTGGTCTGCGGCACCGTATAATATAGACTTTTCTCTTTACATCATGACAAAATATTCAGAAGATGCTACAAAAATTGTAGAACAAATTATTCCGTTCTTTAAACCAGAATGGACGTCTACTGTTAAGTTAATAGACGGCATAGAACCAATAGACATACCGCTGATCCTAAATGGAATTACGAATGAAGAGTTATACGAAGGCGCTTTTGAAGAAAGAAGATCTGTCCTATGGACTCTTAATTTTACAATGAAAGTATGGTACTTTGGGCCAGAGCAAGCAAAACCAGTGATTAAGCTTATTGACACCGACCTATGGACCAGTTCAGATACTTCAAAGGATCCTGAAGTAGGTGTAAATGTATATCCAGGACTAACCGCAAATGGTACTCCTGAAACTGACCCAGATCTAACTATCCCATACTCGGATATTGAATATAACGATGATTGGGGAGTTGTAAAGGTAGTCACTGAAGATCCAGAGGCAGAAGTATGAATGATGATAAATTATCAGAAGCTCTTGGCCTAAGGACATTGCTCGAAGCTAAAAAAGACGAACTCCCTGTGGTTGTCGAAGAAATAGAAGTTCTTCCTGTGCAAGTGACTGCTGAAGAAGATGATACTATACGCGACATAGAACAGGCTCGTGGAAACATTAAAAACATTATTGAACAAGGTGATGACGCTCTTAAAGAAATGATCTCTCTTGCAAAACAATCTGAGTCACCTCGAGCATTTGAGGTTGCTTCTACACTAATGAAGACTCTTCTTGACGCAAATAAAGATTTTGTTGAGATGTCGACTAAAAAGAAGTACGCGAAAGAAGAACTTATGGGTCCTAAAGAAGCGGCACAGACTAACATAACTAATAATAATCTAATACTTTCCACGGCAGATCTTCTTAAAATGATAAAGGGTGAATGATGGGCGATGGGTATCTTGGTAATATTCATTTAAAGAAAACTGGAGAACCTATAGAGTGGAGTCCAGAACTCATTCGTGAGTATCTCAAGTGTGCAGAAGATCCTGTCTATTTTGCAAAGAAGTATATTAAGATCGTTCACGTCGATCATGGTCTTATACCTCTAGATATGTACGAGTATCAGAAAGAGATCGTTGAAAAGATAACGAACAACCGTCGACTCGCTGTTCTGACCGCTCGCCAGTCCGGTAAGACTACGACTGCGGTTGCCGTGATCCTCCACTATATTCTCTTTAACGAGTTTAAGACTGTTGCGATCCTTGCAAATAAAGGTGATGCCGCAAGAGAAGTTCTTGCTCGTATAAAGCTAGCATACGAAGCTCTACCTAAGTGGCTTCAGCAGGGTATTGAGGAATGGAACAAAGGTAACATTGCATTGGAAAATGGATGCAACGTTCTTGCTGGTACAACATCTTCTTCCGCTATTCGTGGTAAGTCTGTGAACTTCCTCTATCTAGACGAAGTTGCGTTCATCGAGGGATACGACGAGTTCTTCGCGTCGGTATATCCTACCATCTCGTCGGGCGAGTCTACAAAGCTTCTCATGACCTCTACACCAAACGGATTGAACCACTTTTGGAAGACGTGTAAGGGAGCCGAAGAACAAACTAACGGTTACGAATTTGTTAAGGTTATGTGGTATGACGTTCCTGGAAGAGATGAAAAGTGGAGACAAGAAACTATCGAGTCGTTGGATCACGATGAAGAGAAGTTCAACCAGGAATATTGCTGTCAGTTCCTTGGTTCTTCAGGTACTCTCATATCCGGCGCAAAACTAAAGGATCTTGCTTACTCAATACCACTATATGCAAACGAAGGTCTATATCAATACGAAAAGCCGATTGAAAACCACATATACATAATGACGGTCGACGTATCGCGTGGTAAGGGTCTTGACTACTCTACGTTTAATATGATAGACGTTACATCCATGCCTTATAAACAGGTGTGTACCTTTAGAGATAACTATATATCTCCGGTTGACTTCGCTGCCGTCATATATAGAGTTGGAACTGCATATA